CTACTCCTGGGTCCAACCCGCAAACTACCAATAATACAACTAATAACAATACCTATAATACGCCGGGTTCTGAAGATTCCGGGACTGACGGATTGACTAAAGCCTTTCTGGCTGGCGTCGCCTCAGGTGCCGGAAGAGCAGTGGGCCAGATACCCTTCCCTATCTTCTCGGGAGGGGGAAGTTCTGGGGGTGGTGGCTCTAAAGCAAAAGAGCAATATGCCACAGGGGGGAGGACTTTAACTCCAGTTGCTACCAAGAAGAAGAAGAAAAAGAAAATAGCAAATAAGACGAAAGAGAATCGTGCAGCCACCCGGGGTATCTCCAAGGTGCGCAAGGGTAAACGCACCGATGCCCCCGGGGCTCCGACTCAATCAATGTCGAAGTAAGGAGTAACATGCGTAATGAGTCAGAACAATACCGAGCCTTCTTGGCTACGCTCCCTGTTGACGGTGCTGGAAGGCTCCGCAGTATTCTTGATCGGATTGAAGTGGGTATGGGTGAAGATCTCCGGACTCCGTTCTACAACGGACTCTCCCGGGAAGAAATCATCCAGCTCGCGGAAAAAGAAGTTGGTTATACCGAATACGAAGAACTTACCGAGATAGACGAACACGAGAAGTCTAAGATTGGGCCTTACTCCATAATGCTTCCGGCTAGAGAACGTTTCGATAACCTGAAGAAATACTGGACACAGTCTTGGAATCCGGAAGAGAGTGCGTTGTCTAACGCTTTCAAATACGTGTGTTCGTTGATGCCCGCCCGATCATTGCGACCGCAGGGTTTTAGCGAGGCATTTTCATTAATGCCCAAAGATACATCTCTCGGCTTACCGTGGTTAAGTCGTGATAGGGTGTATGCTCACCTCTACTTCGAGAGGGCCCAGGCTTGTAGAACGGTTGAAGACATCTTTCCAGCTGTTTGGTTTTGGCGCGGTCAGCCCAAGGGGTTAACAGAGATCCCGAAGCAAAGGGATGTGTGGGGATTCGACCATGCGGAGACGGTTTTGGGTGCTACGATCCTCTACCCTACTCTAGCGGCGATGAAACTGCGTTCCGGATTCGCGGCCTGGCTTGGTGATGCGTATGTAGACAAAGAGGCAACCGACCTACTACGTATCGCAAAAGGACGCCTGGTAGTGTCATTAGACTATTCTTCTTTCGACTCCAGTTTACACCGGAGTCTGTTGGACCTTGTGGATGAGGTCTTAAAATATTGGTTCGTCGATAGCATTCACGACCGAATCACGCTGCTAGGCGAGATAAGTGCCACGGTACCCATAGTTGTGCCTTATGATGTCTGGCGTGGACGAAACGGCGGTATGCCTAGTGGGAGTGTCCTGACTAATCTTAGGGACACCATTGCTAATCTGTTAGCTGGAGCCTACTGCGCCTACCGAAATGGAACGGTAATTGAGAAATTCATGGTGTTAGGTGATGACTCCGTGTATCTCTTCCAGCAGGAGCTGGATCCCGCAGCCATTGCTAAGACGATGCTAGAGCTTGGCCTTGAATGTAACCCTGACAAGCAATTCGTTTCTAGAAGATCCCTACACTACTTACAGAAATGGCATTCGTTGGATTACTCAGTAGAAGGGGTCAATGTAGGTGTCCACTCTCCATACAGGACGCTTAGCGGAATGTGTGGATATGAACGCTTCAAGCAAGGTTGGAGTAAGTGGATGGACACCGCGAGATGGATAATGCAGGTCGAAAATTGCGCATGGGATCCTAGGTTTCAACAATTTGTGCGATTCTTAATTAGTGGGGACGTTGTACTGCGGGATGGTACGGATCCAACCACAGTATTCGCGCGTGCCGGTGGCTCCGACAAGATCCGATCGGTGCTAGACATTGCGAGTTTCCCTTTTAACGTCAAGAACCCTGACCTAGTAGATGAATTCAAGACGACTAGAATGATTCGAGTGCTTCAGGGTAGGGGATAGGATC